CCGGCCAGGGGAAATACCTTACCTGGTCGCGATCGGTAGAGTCGGGCTGCCAGCCATCATTTATAGCCTCGAATACAACCATCAGCAGGTAGGCGCTCAGCAGCGCATTCCTGATCTGCTCAGGCAGACCGGACAGATCCGGCATCGCCTTGGGATCATAACCGCATTTCTCAAATGCTTTCTCAACAGTAGTGATACTGTGAAAGTCAAACTTCTCAGTGCTTTTCTTTGTGCTCATCTTTCGTTATTGATTAAGTTAATAGTGTTCATTTGACATAATCGCAAACCGTTACCTCTACCAGGATATTCTCAGCATGGTCTTCACTGGTAATCCTGGTGACAAGGTTATCCATCACCCGAAGCCTCTCTCCACAGAGGACAAAAGGATCGGAGATCACGGTCGTCGTGTCTGAGGGATTGAAGACAGTCGTAATTGTTACGCATGTCTTGCATACATCCGGTGCCGGCTTCTCACAGCCGCTGATCATTAAGATCACAAAAATGACAGTAATCAGTGCTTTCATCTTAATTGCTTTTTAATTGACATTTACAAACCTGTATCTTGTAAAAACATTTCTCGCTGAGCGAGTAGGTGTTCTTTATTTCGTACTGACGGATTTCATCTTCAGTCCATCCGCATTTGAGAGAGTCTGTGACGGCGGAATACTCAATCGTATCACATCTTTCCAGCATCACATATGTTGTGCATTCGTAACAGTCAGCTGCAGGTAAATCTTCATGCTGACATGCAAGAGGCAGAATTATAGCAGTCCATAGCAGTAAGCCCACCGGGATCCATATCATCAGGCTTTTGAATGCCCTCAGGTTGTCATGCTCATCAGTCATATCATCGACCTGGCTCATTGCTGCATGGTTTTAACCGACGTGCCGGCAGTTCATTGATACATTCACGGTCCCCGTTCTGATACTCCAGGTAAACTTCACCGGCGTTAATCACATCTCCGCAGGCTGAACAGGTAAATGCCCAGTTTGCATTCCGTAGAGTATAACTACCGCGAAGTGCTCTGATCCTGGCTTCAGCTGCTACAATCTTGAGCGCCCGGAGCGTCTCCGGAGAGCAATCAGGCTCTACCGTAGCAATGGCATCCGGAGCAATCTGTACATGTATATGCTTTCTCATGACTCGCGTAAATGTTCAATAACCCCATTTTCGTCAGGTTTGCCCCACTTTCTGCGCCTGTTGACCTCCAGCTTCAGCTTGGTAACCTGGATCAGATCCTCGGCCATAAAACCACGTTTCCGGGCAGCATCTAGCAGAAGCATAAATGCATCGGCAAACTCAAAGCGCATTTTCCTATGCAGTTCCATCATCTCCGATACATTTATCCGCATGTCAAGTGCTCCTCGGTCATAATCGCTGATGGCATTCAACAGCTCAGGGATCTCCTTTGCCAGGTGATGCAGGATCGCAGGGCTCCTTTGTCCTGATCCGAAGGTTTCATCACTCCAGTATCCTACTTCATCCATTAATTTCTGTAGCTCATTCATAGTCTCAGATTTTTCCCTCCATCAGGATCCTCAGCTTATGGATATATGCCTGATCCTCGGCATAACCGATTGCCCGGAGAAAACCGAAGTAATCACTCATGTCCCGCCCGCGGTTTCGGTACCACTCCTGGAAGAGCGCCATGTCTATGACACTCTCATACCAGGTATCATAAATTGCATAGCCGTTATCGGTGCCTCTCACCGCGGATGTCTGTCTCACTGCCGGCAGCTTCATGCCGAAGAGGTTGTTGTGCTCTCTGCAGAGAATGCTGGAGAAGTTTCCGCTCTCCAGACGCGCCTGGGCTAAGACTACCGCGGGACAGTGAATACCTTCAAGCTCGAAGGCTGCCTTGAGCGTCTGTGTATTAAGTGGCGCGATTGTCATCAGATAAGTCCGGAGAGCTTCATCATTGCTCTCCTCGATCGAGATCCCCGGGCATTCCGCGCTCAGGGTCCCGAATAACAATGTCAGTGCGATTACTAAATTTCTCATGTGCCCTGTTGATTACTACTATAGTTGTTACTGTGATGCCTATTATGGCCAGCATGACCAGGAGCGAAAAGAAGCACCCCCTGATTGCTCTCATGCGCTGACGCTCTTCCTGCATTATGCGATATTCAAGCTCCTGTCTCTCCATTGCAGAAATTGTTTAGGCAATACATATTCGCCGGCATATACACAGCTGTCAAACCTGCCGGGGAATTCAGCAGCTGTAAATACTCTTTGTGGTATTTGTTCGTCAGTAATGATTGAAGCCAGGGTCCCCAGCCTGGGCAATTCCTCTGATCCCTCGTTCCAGAACCAGCACATGTCTCCCGGATTAATAATCTGGCTGTAGATCCTGCGGCGGTCCTTCTCTTCTCTCTCTATGAGATCCGCCAGGCTCTTGGCTTTATTTAGCAGCGGGGCCCACTTATCACGGAAGTGCAGGTACAGCTCAAACTGATCCTCGGTCTTCTTGATCGCGTTCAGCGTGGCCGCATGACTGGTCCTGTTAAAATATGCAGAGATCTTAGCTGCAGAAAGCCTGGTATGTCTCCTAAGTAAATACATAGCCATCTGCCGCGTCTCCCTGACCGGATCCTTCCTGGTCTTACTTTTTATCACCTCCACCGGTATCTGAGCGTAGCTCGACACCAGATCCAGGTATCTCTCTTCCCTTGTCATGATAGTTATGCTTTATGTTCTCCAGTGCGCCCACCAGTTCCCTGATACATTTCGCTGAGAGTATATCAGATCCTGAGACGTGAGCCTCATATGCCGCGCCAATGACATTGGTTGACATAATCATGCATGTCAGGTGATGGTCATCGCCACCCGTGATCACAAGTTTGAACTCTCTGCATGATGGATCTATGCTCATTGTCTGTCGGAGGAATTCCTCAAACGAAGATACCGGCCCGAAAATGCGCTTCGTGACCTTCCGTATCTCAATAGCTTCCGCCTGCTTCTTACTCATGATTTCGCTGTTAAAGAATCATTGTGCCCAGGGCAACGCCCGTTAATCCGCCAAGCATGGCCCCGGAGGCATATGCAATACGCTCCTTCGTCGTACTCGCAGAAATCTTCCTTACATTGACTGTCCAGAGATAACTTATGCCAAACCCGCAGGCGGCTATTCCAAGCCAGGCAACCTTACTGATAAAGTAAGTATTGGCGCTGACCATAGCCACCTGCAGGAAGGCCGTTATGAAGAGTCTCTTCATGATTTCAAAGCAGCAGTGATCAGCTCATACTTCCCTTCAACCGCTTCTATGTCTACCTGGCACCTGCAGCTGCCACTCTGCCCGGTCGATGACCGAAAGGTCTTAGCCACTGCGGACCAGTTAACAAGAAGATTTTTGGATCCGCCCTTCTTGATAGCCCTGGTAACAACACCATGCTCGGCATCAGACTTTGCAACCCACCATGACTTAGGCTCATTTCTGTCCTGGTAAAAGATGATGTAATCACCTGCGGTTATACCAAGTAATGCCTGGGCAGATGGGTTGAGGCTGATAACGCCTGATTTGGTAAATCCAATTCTGGGCGACTTGTCAAACTGGCGGTGCTTGCTCGAAGCATCCCAGGTGATAAGATCCGGCGTTCTCATAGGTCGGTGTATTTAAGGTTAACCCTCCGGAGCTTCTTATGCTCATCGGCAACATCAACGTATATGCCCATATTTCCGGGCTTACTGCGGATAGCCTTGTCAAAGAGATCCACGGCCTCAATGAATATGACTCCATTTTTGCTCAGCTGTCTCGATGACTGTAGCCGGTCGCGATATTTGCGAAGCTTGAGCACCTTGCCCATGTCTACGTTCCCGCCAGGCGAATACAGCAGATCATTGACCAGGTCACGAAGGAACTCAACGGCCTCACTGCCTTCAAAGCTCCTGAAGTACTCATCAAACTTCTCCTTGACAATAGCCGTATAGGTTGTGTCGAAATACACATTGTCAGGCTTAGTGATCTTAACCGAGATCGAGCCGTCAAATGCGTTGATGGACATGCCATCAGTAGGAGGCTTGTGACCCTTGATCTTTGCGTCATGGATCTTTGCCTCATAAACCTCTTCATATGCCTCCCTGGTGAGAGCAACTACCTTCGCCAGGTACTTCTCGGCCAGCTTGGCTGCCTCTGCAATCTTATGTACGTGCCGTTCTTCTGTCTTCAGAACCGGGGAGATTGCATAGGTGGGTACCTCATTGCCTCTGTGGTCTGTCCAGACCTGTCCTTTCTGCCTCATGCCTGTGCCATTCTTTCGGTCATCTCCAGCTCTTCGCGGAGGGCGACCAGGTTATCTTCCATTTCAGTGGTATCCTGCAGGATCGCCGGGTAGGTCGTCCTGAGCTTGTTGTCCGGCTTATTCAGCCACGCGTGCCTGCGCGAGATCAATACCTCCAGGGAGGAGATCTCTCCTTTGATCATCGACGGGCGGTTCCGCACGTCTCTCCGTTCAATTACTTCCATCAGTTTGTCTGTTTTAAATAGTCTAGTAAATCTTCTTTTATCTGCTTTGATGCTTCGGTTGCCTCCCCCTTGCGGACAAATTCGTAATAGATGGCCCGGAGCTTTGACACCGGGATCTTGTTGAACCTGTCACAGCCTGATGCCCTGCAGGCAATAGCCTTGATCACATCAGCATTGGTGCTTTTATTCAGCGAGCGAAGCCAGGCGCCTATGGCTGCCATCACACGCTTGCGCCAGCGGTCTGCCTCGCTGGTGGGTTTGTTCGACTTCTTTCCGGTCAGCAGCTGGTCAATGATTTGACGCAGCTGCAGCTCGGAGAGGTTCCTGGAGCTTGCCACACCGTAACTGTCCTTGATGGCTTCCTTCTGGTCACCCTCCAGGCCGAGCTGGTGACAGATCGTGTGGTACCTCCTGAGTAATGATTTCTGTAGTGCTGTTGCCATGTTAATCCATCCAGTATTGATTTGCTCCGGCTTCCCAAATCGTGTATATTCCGCCATTAGGACCGATATACCTTCCCTTGGATAATGCCCTGTAGCCTTCTACCCATATCTTCAGGGCAGCATCATACATCACGCTCCTGGCTGAGCGGCCTGCCGGCTGCCGGCCATCAGCGTGCGATACGAAAATCACGAGCTTATGACGGTGCTTCTCCTTGAAGGCTATGTACTGCGCGTAACTCATGCGCGTGTACTGGAAGCTGTCGACAATTGCAAAAACCGGGCTGCGGGGCTGGCTCAGTCTCACCGACAGATCATCCATCGATTCACTCACCAGTATCACCCTCCTGCCTGCCTCAGCAAGCCCGGCCTCTGCAAATGATCGCTGTATCGTCATGCTGTCTGCCTCCTCAAGTGAGTTGTAGATCACCTTGCCGAAGCGTGACAGCTCTTTACCCAGCTGTGCCACGAAGTTGCTCTTTCCGCTGCCTGACGGTCCCCAGATAAACCATATGCCCGCGCGCTCAGGGGTGCCGAATGCCTGGTACCAGTCACCGGTGAAATCCAGTGTCCTGTACTTTTTCTTCAGCAGGTCAGAGACCGAAAGAGCCCGTTTAATGCCGCTGGCCATGATTACGCGTTTTTGAGAGCATGTACTTTCCGCTTCACCCTGCGCAGATCATTCTCACATTCCTCCATAACCTCCCTGATCTTCCCGGCGTGAGAAAGGCCGTTTGCCATACAGATGGCCGTGACGTCTGCAGTAGATATGCCCTGGAGCTCTATAAAGCGCCGTCCTATCCTGGAGAAGATCTCGTTGTAACCTTTCTTGTTGAGCTTGCGTCCGCGCTGGATCCGCTTCGCCAGGTGATTGGTTGCACAGAGAACTATGCCGCAATGGTCCTCGAGGTTATTGTAAAGGGTGATGAAGAAATACATCACCTGGTCACTGAGCTTATCAGCTTCATCCAGGATGATCAGCGGCTTCTCCCTCTTCTTGAGCGTGGTGACTATCTCATGCATCATCTCACCGGTGGTGTAACCTGCATAGTCACGCCCCAGGGCTGCAATGAGTTCCTGGAGAAAATACTTCCGGTTCCAGAATTCATTACACTGCAGGAGATATACTCCCTTGTTTTCCTCGGTAAACTGCCGCAGAGCGACGGTCTTGCCGGTACCGGCATCACCTACCACGGCAAATACCAGGCTGTTTTCCCTGGCATCCTCCAGGAGAAAGTTCAGCATCTTCATGTCCCTGGTCTCAACTGTTGTCCAGGGAAACTTCTGATGCCCGATCTGGGCGCCGATGTGCCGCCACATCTCATCGGTAATCTGGTCCCACTTACCGTTTAATACGTGGTTAATGGTGGCAGTACTGACGTTTTTAAGCGTGTTTGCTGCCTTGTTCTGACTGCCAATTCGATCACAGTAATTCTGTAATCTCTCGGTAATCTGCTGTTTCTGTTGTTCAATCATGGTGCGATCATTTAGTTAGTATAAGCTTCTGTAGTCGATTTCTTCATCATCAGGTAATACCACCCTGTTGCTGATCTGCTTCTCTACCTGGGCAAATGACTCCTGCTTCTTTTCCTTCTTTTTCCTGCGCTGCTTCTCCAGTCCCTGGACAGGTGCTGTGCGAAGCCCGTAGGATCCGGCATCCTGCCCGGCCTCAATCAGGATCTCCTCCATCTTTGCCTTGTTTGCCAGGCGCAGGCGCTTGTTCTCATCAAGCATCATCCTGATCAGTGCCATCTGGCCCTCTTCCTGCTCCTGCTTGCCGCGATGAACCACTATCTTGGTCTCGGCATGGGTCACGAACCTCATGCCGGTGGCATCTTTCTCATAGAGGCAGATCAGGCTCATGTCCTCCGGATCGAACTTGATATAGAATTTCTTGTCAATGTTGTTCCACAGCCACTCCTGATCCGGTACCATCGGTTCCTTGTATACCAGGAAGTCATATTTGATTTTCTTCTCCGTGAAGCTGATACCGTAAGCGCGGCAGGTGACCGGCTCCGGTCGCATGATCCAGAAGAGATCTATCATGTCCCATGCTTCTACCTTAGGCGACTTCTCGTTGGTGCTCGAGTAATATGTCTCCAGGCGTGACTTGCCTGAAAGAGGGTGTTTTGCATTGTTCCACTCGCCCCGGCGCTGGTAATACCTGTCCTTTATCTCCTGGAGAGTGGGTAAATTGGCCTTGTTTGCATTGATAAACTCGAGGTTGGCACGGCTTTCATCCCTCTTGGCAGTGATATTCTGGCCGGTGAAGAACCAGTCTTTCTTCAGGATCTGCATCTGGAAGCGTCCGAAAACGCTCTCAATTGACTTGGATTTGCCGTTGTGCGGCTGTGTGCGTATGGCCATGTGCGCGAGCTTGGTGAAGAATTCACCCGCTACCAGCTTCTTATGGCCTCCCTGGTTGTCAAAACTGACCTGGTAGGGCTTATGGCCGGCTGTCTGCATAGCCATGCGGTATGCTTTGTATTGGGATTCGTAGTTCTCGGAGTCACCCGGTGTGATGTGACAGCCCAGGAGAACCTCGCTGTAAGCGTCTATCACTTCATAGACTGAGCATGTAGAAACCTTGCCATCTTCTGCCAGGTAGTAGTAGTTTAACCTGGTACCGTCAGAATACCACAGCGAGTCTCGCATGGTAGGCATGATGGTGGAGATCTGCAGGGCAAACTTCTCCTTGCTCTTGAGCTCACCGTACCGGTAACCGTGCCACAGCGGCTGGATATCCTCCCGGAAGAGATAGTTATTTATGGTGATAGGACTCTTTACAATCTTCCAGCCCTCTTCTACAGCCTTGGCATTGTACTCATGCAGCAGCTGCTCCACTGATGGGCACCGGTCTACCTGGTTTGCCCACCGTGCCAGGATGAATACTTTACCCTGTTCATTGAGCTTCTCTGTGTTGGAATTGCAGAATGATGCATGAATAAGTGACTGGTACCCGTGCTTTATGTACTCATTGTACCTGTCTGCCAGGCGCCGGGGGTTGCCCGGGAGGGTGTGAGGGTATTGTGTGCGGTCAAGATCATTGATCAGAGCGGAGATCTGCGGCCAGATCGGACGGTTGCCCTGGCGTGCTTTCCTGAATGCTTTGGTGTTGTTTATAGACTTGTGAATGGCATTTAAAAGGATGGCGTTGGTGTAGTACTCTGTGATTGTCTCCTCCGGGAGTGTCTTGCCGTTGTCAAACCGGTGTGCCCTGAAGAACTTGCCGGCATCCTGGTCCGGTTCAATGTTCTGTGTGATCTGCGAGTGATGAACCATCTTCCGCGGATCTCCGTACTTGGCCTCAAACCTCGCCTGGATGTCTGACCT